AGATGGCATATCTGGTCATACCAGCAGCCATGCCCGCAGATCCTGTCGGCAATGTAAATTCTAAACACTTATCCACAAGTCAACTCAAATAATATTGCATCTTTTGCATCACGAAACCAGAACTCAATCGCACTTCCGGTCACTCTACATGTGTACTTGTCGCCAGCCAATCCAAACATTTCAACTGCTTTGATATTAGTTTGTTGATATCTCTCAATCTCATATATGGTCATATCACCGTAGGTGAATGGTATCCTCACACAATAATCGTGGTCAACGTCAATACCCCCCAAGTGTGAGGACTTCTTTGATTTGTCTTGCGAGTTCTGGTTCACGTTTAAACTTTAATGCCCACTGTTCTGGATCAATGTAATCAATGATTAGTTTAGCATGATCTGGATTTAATGTATCTAGAAATTGGATACCGCTGTCGCTTTGATACAACATCCATGGACTTATTTTACCCAAAGTTACTTGATAGCATATCTTATTTGGGTTTCCATATCTCAGTAAATCTTTAGGCTGGATACCTTGACTCTCGGATAGGTTGATTGTAGTCTCTACGCTTCGATGTATTGCATCAAATGCATCTTCCTTACGCAGATATTCGATCAAAAACTTCGTATAGACTTTATCGCTTGTCCAGTTATCAATCGATATCTGATCGGCGAGTAACCAATCAACGAACCTAGACACATTCACTACGTTTACATCTGCGCAATGAGTACCGAATTTTACAAACGCACTGTAATATGGACTCTTGATAAATTCGTCATATGTCTTTGTATTCTTAGCCGAAGAATGTTTCTTGTAAAATTGAACGAAGCTCTGAAATCCTAAACGGTTACCTACTTTGTCTTTATCCAACCATCTACGTTTAGATTCACAAATGTGGGAAAACAATGTTCGTTCACGTGCAAAGGATTTTTTACAAAACTCACAACTGAATTTTGTATTAGTTTCCTCGGTCTTGCTCATACTTTCTAATGTCATCATCGGTAACTAAATTCGCTAACGTTTCAATATCTTCGTGTTTTAGATTTGGGAACTGTTGTGCCAGATATACCTTCTTTTTATGTTCTGTCACAAACGCTTCACTGATTGCATAGAGGTTAGCTTCGCTTGCTTTAGGATACACCTTAGTAAAGTAATCTCTAACTTCTCTTTCTTTAGGTGTCTCTTTAAGACTTGCGACTTTACTAGACAAATGAGGTACCCATTGATGGAACTGTTTGCCTAGTCCTGGACTACTTGCACACAACATCAACCACTGTAGCTTAGGATGTTTCATTACGTTCTCGTTGAACAAGTGTTCGTTTGCATAATGATTGACACTCATAACATAATAACTAGCAAGACCACCACTCGATTTAATTTGACTCATCCAATGTGTCATCATGAATGGTACAAACTTCTTTTGCTGTTCTTCTGTTAATCTGTCGTAGTACCCATAGTCTTTCTTGTCCAATGCTTCAAGTGCCTTGAACAAATCAAAATCTTGCTTTTCAAACTTTTCTTCTGTGGGTGTTGTTTTCTTTGTTGCCATTACCAAGCCTGTTGATAGTCTACAATCTCGCAGTTTCTGCTAATCTCTTTTACAAAATATACACATCGAGGTTTCTCTGTGTCATCAATTGGTACACACAAGAACTGTCCATTTTTCAATCTAGGTGCGTACCAAGTAACGTCATGATATATGTCTACGATATCAATGTCAAGGAAGCTGGGTCTAAACGAACTTAATGGGTTGAATTCAAACGCTTTAAAGCCACGATCATTGATACTTGTTAATGGTAATGTTTCTAAGTCACCCATTTCAGGCTCACCGATAAGTATTTGCCAATCAACTGGCATCTTGATATGTTGGTCTCCAATTCGCAACACAAGTGCAGGACTGTTAAAACTTTCTAAAAAAATCAATGGAATGTAATGATAGTCTACGTTTTGAGGGTTAGAGTTATCCAATATTGCAAAACGCAAGTCATCTACTTCTTCGGGAAGTGTCTCTAAGTTATAATATTCATTGTCTAATGTAAGTATACGCATATCATTCCCCATCACTTGTATGTAAGTTTTTCGAGGTCGAACGGGTAGTTAGCCTCTTTGTAGTACGTTTTGCGCTGGGTGAGATGACGTTTTGCAAACTTGCAGGTTGAGGTAATGTCCCAGATTTGGACGAAGTCTTTGTCTTCGGCTTTACGGATTCCTCGACCAATGGACTGTATGACTCTAACAAACGATTTACCTGGTTCCAATAACACGAGGTTAAATATGCGGGGTATGTTAATACCCACAGCGGCAACCCCATAAGTTGCGATGATGATTTTGTTATTTGATGTTGCGACTTCATCGTAATTTTCTTTCCGTTCTGTTAAATTAGTTTCACCTGATACGAATGCCACATCAGGTGCATCTTTTAATAAGCTAAACAAATCGCTTAGCCTACGTTGTAGTTCTTTGCCTGCACCAATCCTGTCAACAAGGATTAGTGTATTACCAGTGTCTTTGATTGTATTGATAAGTTTTGCAATAGCATCAAGTCTTTCTGAGTTTTCAGTAAGGTACTTCAACTCACTCTGGTAATTACTAAATTCTACATCGTCTTTCAATTGTACTATATTCACATGACATTGTGCAAGCACTCCTTTGTCCTGCAGTTCTTTTGCAGACAATTTACCAATCACATTGCCTAAACTCACAAACAATGACATGAATTCATATTTGGATTTTGGAATAGTTCCAGTAAGTCCCCAGCGAATTGGGATATGCGCCATTGGGCCCGTCAACAGTGTTTTCAATGCGTCAGCCTTAGCCATGTGTACTTCGTCAACCATAACACAGACAACACCTTCAATGAACTCTCCGATAGAAACTTCAGCCTCACCTGACTGAGTTTTCTTCATCATATTGTTTAGCGATTGCCAAGTACAAATAGTATGCTTGCGACCGAGTTCTTTTCTGTCACCAAAATACACACCAACGTCCAGGCCCAAATTAATATAGTCCGCTTCCGTTTGTCGTACCAAGTCCTTGTTAGGGACAATAACAATTGATCTACCATAATTTTCTACACTTAAACTAAGTGCCGCCGTTGTTAATGTCTTACCTGCACCAGTTGCGACTTCTTGTATTGATTGCGGGTTAGCAAGAAAGTTGTTAATGATTTCAATCTGATAGTCACGCAATACAACTGGCTGACCTGCCATAGGGTGTTTTGCGGGCCATAACTTGTGCTTAAATGTCTCCTCGGACACTTGAGCAAAATTGAATGTTGTAGAGTATTCACGCTGGTCAACTAGTTCAATATCATACCCAGCTTGGTCTAGTAGTGGAAGAATTTCAGGTAGCAAATTAATGTATGTGCTACCACCTAACGCAAAATAGCTTGTTTTACCATTCCAACGTCCTAGTTTCACGCTAGGTAGATATCGTGCACCTGGTACCTCAAACTCAAACATCTTCATCAGTGTCTTACGATCACCGAGTTCAAGACCTTCTAGCTTTACGTTTACTTCGTCTTTAATTATTAATTTACATTCTTTCATCTGGTTAGAATTATAGGTTTGCTATTCACTACTTGAATAGATTTGCTTACATAAGGTAAGGATTGTTGCTTGATTGTAGTTCCTGACTCTACTAAAATAGCAAAATCATATTGTTCTACGTCGGCAATTTTGCTGTAGGATATATTGGACACATGCACTTTTTGATTGGACACGTAGTTCTTCACAGAGTTAAGATACGCCTTTGCGCCAGCTAAGTAATCACTAAACAATACGATATCAGGATTCAGCGATAATATCATATCACCCAATGTAGCATCGTCTATGTCAATCTTACTTGTAAATGAGGAAGCAAAGTCAATCTGACTATCTGTAAATTTTTCTTTGAATTTTGTTTTCACACTAGAATCGATTTCGATTCCTGCTGCTACTAACCTAGACAACGTAGATAACTCTATATCGAATGGTATGTTTTCAATTGCATCTAATATGTGATGATTGATAGAAGCAATGTAGAAGTTACCGTTGATATATTTATACGTCGGTGTCCAGCACTTTGCATTTGTCAGTGGTTGCAATTCGTTGAACATTATGTTCAATTCATCACCGTAGTTGACGACCGTATAATGTTTTTCGATGCAGTTTTTTACTTCTTTTAAAGTATGAGTGCTAGCAGGTATACGCCAGAATCTGTCATCATGTTCCCACTTAGCCTGTATTTCTAATTTTTTGAAGTCCTTTATGAATGCGCTTTTGTATGGACTTCGGAGTATCAGTTCATCATCTACTAATATCAAATGTGTTTCTGTAAATTGTGGTAGACTCTCTATAGGAGGGGTAGTCCAAGGAAGGGCAATTGCCTCGCCAACACTTATTTCATGCTTTGCAAGCTGCCTTCCATACCTCTGTATAATCTTATTGAGTAGGTCCGCTTGATTTGTGGTTAGAGGTCTATGCTTTATTAAATGCATAGACTCTAGGTTGACTAGGAACCTACGGTCATAGGTTCCTAGGCTAATGTGACCAATGAGATAGAATATTAATTGTTCTTTGGTACTAGGTTTCACTTTTGACATTCTCTCATTATAGTACTTATGACTGAGAGAATGCAAGTGATTAGGTCACTTCATTATCAATTCTTTAAGCCGTTTAGCTGTGATAACTTCGTGAATACCTTTGACTTCCTTTTCCGTCAATTCATATTCAACCACTTCCCAATTTGCTACACGGTTTTTAGAGGTGCCATCAGCCTTAGCATTCCATTCATCAACATTCATCACACCAGTCAAAAATGTGCGTAGTTGTCCTAGTGTCTGAAAGATACGACCTGTCTTGTCGAAACTCTGATAATGAGGTGTACCCTTGATGTATTTTTCAGGATCGTCTTTGTATCTAATTTTGTAATATGTTGTCATTGCCACCTCAATAAAAAGAATAGGTAATCTTTTTCATGCTGAAAATAAAAAGTTTCCCATTGGGAGATCCAATAAAGTTTACTACCGAAGGTAATATTACACCACTGATAGATTTCATCAAATGGTGCTACACCATTGTATTGCCATTTGTATAACTTCATTGCCAAATCAATAAAAAATGTAAAAACTCTTTTTCGTCTTTGAAACAATATGTACCTTCATACATACCATCCTTTATATACCAATTCTTTTTTGGTAGTTTTTCTTCTAACCAATCTTGTCTAGGATCGGGATCCTCATCAAGATACTCCATAGTAACTTGATGAGGCCAGATTGCCTTGTTCATTACTCTAGGCATAAAAGTTATTCACCTTCTAGTTTTTTACCGTTCTCTATTCTTTCGATTACTGTCATTTCAACAACAAGGTGATTTTTTGTTAGTCTAACGAATTTCTGCAATTTTAGTTTCATTGCAAATTCATTATACTCCCCCTCATATTCCATCGTTGCAACATCTTCGTAGGGTTCAATTTCTTCCTCTGGCACCGAATCATCGTATGCTAGATATTTTATTTTTACTACACCCTCAGTGAATGCGTTTTTGATCCATTTAAACATTTTGTGTACCTCCCTATGTATTTAGATAGGGGAGGGACTTATTGACATTGCCCTCATGCCTTCACACGGCAGTAATTAGAAAATCGTTTTGAGACCAACTATTGTAGTGAACAATGCTAGAGCACCTGCAGACAAGATTTTACCAGTAATCACATCAGTGTCAGTGCGTGTGCTAAGGATGCGTTGCTTTTTGAACATACCCCAGAATACTGGATCATACTCATATGTAACAACACTCCAACGTCGGGTCGTAAGCACCCAAATAGCTAGGCTGTATCCAATCGCTAGAATAAGCGACCCAAAGATTACACCAAGAATGTCCTTGCCAACTACTTTGTATGCAACGATACCAACAACAACCTTACCCAGGCTAGTGTTTGCAAATTCATTAGATGCTACACCAACTTCACGTGCCGCACCGACCATTGCCTTGCCCATATTAGCACCTAGTTCACCCCACGCTTCTGCCTCTTTGCGAACAGTAGCAGAGACATTCACCGGGTCCTTAGTCATTTCGGACACTTGCGAGTTGATCTGGGCGATTTGCTCAGGAGTCAACTTACTCACATCGACTGAGGTTTGTTTTGTGCTTGCAAATGCAGTAGTAGCAACACACAGAGCCAATACAGTAATAAATTTTTTCATTTCAATTTCCTTAGTTACACTTAACACCTTTGCCAAACTCATCCATTACCTGACGAACATGACCTCGTTCACTGACAGTAAATTTGTAACCATCGATGCATCGCATTTCGGTGATACCGTTAATACCCCAACTAACAGAAGATCCTACTGCTGTGCCCATTACGATGCTAGCCACTGTCATACACACAATGCCGATCATCACAACGACAATCATAAATTCAATAAGAGTAAATCCACGCTGTTTCATCATTCAACTCCAAAATGTTGTTTCATCCAAGTTTTAATTATAAAATTATCCATCGTCTTTCTCTCGGCAGCGTCTGCTAATGAAACTGCAAGAGTAGCACATTCATTCACAATCAACTCGGCGAACAGTTCTAAATCAACTGAATGTAATGTGACTGCATTTTCGGGCTTCTTTTCTCCACGATAATACGCATGACCAGTTTCATGAGCATTAGCCTGTACAGCAAGTTCTTTAATTCGTTCGTTCATCACACACCCTTCATACAAGTTGCCTTAGCCAGGTCACGCCAGTTAGCGGAAATCTTGACAAGGTCAGCAATTTTCAGACACATACGCAAGGACACTTCACGCAGTTTGGTGTGATTGTCCCAGATGAAATTCATAATTTCATCAGTTTGTTCCTGAGTGAAATCGTAGTCAGCAAACAGACCACCATCAGCATCACGGTGAACTTGCTTGATGCGGAGCATCTTGTCACGCTCACTGTCAACAGTCAGGTCCAGAAAGTGACAACGAGACTGGAGAGCATCCAAGTGAGGTTGAATCTTGCTAGCCTTCTTGTTATCGAAAGTCTTGTTGGTAATGAAAATGATAGAGCCGTTGAAGTTGAATTGATTCGGAACACCCTCGTCACGCAACAGGCGACTGTCTTTGTTCCAAGAGATACGACGGGTCTTACCACTATCCAATGCACCCTTCAACACGTTGATGGCATCCTGATCTTCCCAAACGTCACAGTCATCGAACACCAACACGTTTTTCTTGTCGGAGTATTTGTACAGTGTAGCGAACAGACCGATACCGGAAATAGCACCCTTGACAATCTCATATCGAGGACGCTTGCCACCGATCTTGTCAAACATCGATGCCTTTTCCATTTGAGTAGTGACACCGTGTGACTTACCAATACCAGCAGGGCCAGTCACAATCATAGCACGAATGTTACCTGCGATACATGCGGCAGACATTTCATCGAGGACCGCAAAGCGAGCCGCAATGCGATCCATTGCCTGTTCGTCAGTTTC